GAAAGAACCGTATACTTTACCGCTACCAGCGGTTTGGTTAGCAATGGTTAATTGGCCTGTTGAAGTGATTGCCACAGGTGTGTACTGATAAAACGCTACTTGAGCACCGGTTAAGGAGTAAGGAGCTGTGTACGCACCACCAGTTGTGCTGGTGAGACCAAAATTGTTAGTACCGATAAAAGGTACAGAACGATCAAGGCCACTTGGGTGGTAAGCTGGCTTCAGACCAAAGGGTTGAAATACTGTAGACATAGTCTATTGTTCCTTTGTTTTTGAAGAATGTTAAGAGAAACGAATGTTTTTATTATTCGCTTTTGCGGCCTCTTTTTCCATTTCCAAAAGTCCACCTTCGAGTACTGAACGCCCACCTTTACTTCCCTCAGCAGCACCCCGGACGTTTGCCGTAATGTTGCGTTGGTGCTCGAGAGGATCCTCGAGGTGGAGCATTTTCATAACTTCTTGGTAGATATCTTCTGGTAATTTGAAGAGGACCATTTCGTTACAACTAACACAGCCTTCAAACTTGCCCGAGCTCATCTTGCCTAGTCCTTCAAAACCTATTCCTAATTCCGAGGTTTTAACTGGCTCATAACCCAATGCCATACGTTTGTCGATACTGTCGTAAGTATTGGTTGTTGATAACCAACACAAGTGCATCCCCGGAATAATTCCTGCGGGAAGATCGGGCAACGCACTATTTGCCCACTTGTCTCTAAACGCATCAAGGCGTTCACGACGTGCAATGTCTTCTGGATTCGCGTTATTTGCGCGTTCCATTACTTCTTGTGCTCGATCGGCTAAGCGATCATCTAAGTCACGTTTAATTCTTGTATTTGCCATGATAATTAACCTTTATTGTTACGATCATACTGTGCATAAGCACGGATCATTTTGTTTCGTTTCTCAACATCGTCCCACGCACCAGCGTCTCTAATAGCCTGTACACGCTCAGGGCTTAATCTGATTGTGCCAGGTTTGGCGCTGCTACTTTCAACTCGGCTAGAGGCTGTTGGACCACTATGCTTCTTCGTTGAGCCTCCTTTCGATGTGTATCGATGAGGCAGACGTGCTGATAACCGATTATCTAACTCTTCCCAGTACTCTGGATCCGCCGGATCCCATCCGTCTGTGGCAAGTTCTTGGTCAATTACCTTTGCAATTCTACTATCTGTGTCTCGAGCCTGTGGATCATACCAGGAGTTCTTTTTTAGCCATTTTGTGGCGTTTTGTTGAACTTCTGTACTGATTTCGTTAGGCACATTCTGCTTAGGTGCCTTAGCTGACTCGAGTTGTTGTTTCTTGTAATGCTGAGCCTGTTGCAGACGCTGTTTAGCCTCTGTTAATTGCTCTAAAAAATCTACCTGACCGGCTGCATCTCCGCTTTGGGCTGCCTGCAACATCTTCATCTTCGCATACTCGACTCGAGTGGCTTCATCTTCGATGGCCTTGTCGATTTGTGCAAATTGGTACGATGTTGCGGTACTTTCGACCGCAGCTAAGCGTCTTGCTAACTCTTCGTTATGCCGTTCAAGCGCTTTAATCTTATTTTGTGCTGTTAAATCGCGCTGCTTTTTTAATTCTTTCTTAAGTCTGCGCTCTTCTCTGCGGGCTTCACGGATTTGCTCTCGCTCATCTTCCGTTTCGCCATCATTTTCATCATCTTGCTCATCGCCGTGATCTTCATCGTCGTTATCGGATGAATCTTCAACGTCTTTTTCCTTCTTTTTCTTATTTTTGCCGTTTTCTTCAGCATCAGCAAGAGGATCTGGTTCTAATTCGTATGCGACCAGTGCACTTCCGTCGTCTTGCTCTTTAACGGGTATATCTTTTTCATTTTCTGCCATAATTTTCTTTCAAAATTAATCCACAAACGCTTTCATTTTCTGTGCATACTCAAAACTGCGAATGCGAGAGATGATTTCACGTGCCTGAAGGGTAATAAACACCACGGGGGCGCCATCATCGTCAGGATTAATAACAAAACGGTCACCGCCGTACTTGATGGTTCTTACCAAATCGCCAACTTTGCACCATGGGCCTTCAATCCAAGGCTCTAGGGTATCAGGCGACTTATATGCAAGGGGACCAATCTGGATTACCTTGGCTACAGTCTCGTTAAAACGTAGGGTTTGTTTGGTTTCGTCTACTAAAATAATACCGCCTTTACTGGTATTTTTTTCTCGACGTAATTGAACTAATACACGATCTCCGGCTACTTCAACACCCGGATCAATAATTGGAAAACATTCCAATTCTGTTCTAGTATCTGGTTCGTCTTTTTGATTTATATCAAATGCTGCCATCCGGCAACCTCCTATGATCTTTACAGATCCTCTTCATCATCCTCCGAAAGTACATTTTCAATAATCGAAAGGGTTTCGGATAGCCCCTCACGTTTACCTACAAATCTTTGATAAGAATCAAAGCTATGTATATTCACTCCCGATGCAATTGCTTCGGCAAGTTCTTTTTCTGCGATCTTAATTCTATTCAGAATTTCGCTTAATAAATCAACCATTGGATTCCATCCAAATTGCTACAGCTTTTATTTGGGCTGTGTTAAAATTACTTTTTATTCTATTTGCTAAATGGGAAATCCAATACACATTTCCCTCTACATAACCCAATTCTGGAATAAACTTATCCATTGTTGGACTATTATCTTTATTTCCTGTTTTACCTTTTGATTCACACCAAGAAAGTGGGATATTTAAAACTGGGCATATATCAGGTGCAATTGACAAAACATACTCATATGTAACATCAAATGGTATATTATTGGCTTTTGCTTTTGATTTTCTATTGGCAAATATCGTTTTTACATGCGAATCTTTGGAAAGCATTCGCTTGGCATTCTTTTTTGTCCAAGGTTTCATTTCTAACTCCAGTAAGTTAAATAGGTAGAAGGTTAGTTCTTGTACTGGCAAGAACGGCATCCGTCGATGCTTTTCCCTTCTTATACATATTAATGCAAAGGGAGCGGAAAATCCGCCCTAAGCATTAGTAGAAATTTCCGCCGCCGATTTCGTTCAGATTCTTATCTGGACCAACTTTAGAAGGTTTAGCCATCTTAGCTTGCGCTGCGCCAATCTTCCAGTTGTTGTCGCGGTGTGAGCCAGAATTACCAGCGTCTAAATTTTTGTCTTCTGGGCCGCCGCCGGAGCTTTGTTTGCCCATTTGCTTGTAGGTTTGACGAAAACCTAATTCATCTTTTGCCATTATTGTTCCTCAGTGGGTGGTTGTGGTGCTGCTTGTTGTTCCGGGGCTTGTGACTGTAATGCTTGGTTTTGCGCCTGGAATGCTTGTTGCTGCAATTGTTGCTCATGTTGCTGTTGAGCTAATGCGGCTTGTTGTTGTGCTTTTGCCTGCTGTGCTACTTGATCTGCCTGTGATTGGAAATTCTGCTGCTGTACTGCTAGACCATGTTGACGGATGTCCTGATCGGATGCTTTAATAGCCTCCATGGCAGACATGTTCTGTTCGTGGTCAAGCTGAGCCTGCTGCTGATCCATTTGTGCACCGGCCGTAATGGCTGCGACACGTTCTTTTGCTGCATTATTAATATTTGCCATCGCGATATCGGTAGCATTACGCTGGTTGTCGATATTGGTCTGGGTTGAATACTTAGCTTGCAACTCGGCCACTTTCTGCTGCAGTTCTGCAACCTTGAGTTGGTAGCTTTGTTGTGCTTGTTGTAAGTCAGATTGAATCTTAACTTGGAACTCTTGTGTCTTACGTTCTGTCTCAGCCATCGATGTTTTGATAATTGCAGCAGAAGTAGGATCATTCATAGCAACTTGCTGCATCTGAGCTTGTTGTGCTTGTTGTACTTTCATTGCCAAGGCCTGGATTTGTTGTACATAACCAGACAAGTTCATCTTAGCATCTTCATCAACCATCTGCGATGCCAGGGCCAACGCTTGTTGTGCCTCGATATCCAATGGTTTTTCTGTGTGCAATTCAAGTACATCGTGGCCGCCAGAAGCCTGGGCCACATAAGCGCGCATCGATTGTAAATAATGCAGTGTCAAGTGTTGCTTGATGTGCTCAAGTGCATGAGGAGCAAATACAGGACCAATGACAGGGTTGCCACCATAGGCTGGATTTTCTGCGTATTCTAAGTGAACCTTGATGTGAGCAATGTGGTCTTGATCTGGGTATGCTGCTGCAGGACGACCCATGGTCATTGAAACGTTTTCTAGTGCTGGGTTAGATTCATGCGCGCCCATTGGGTTTGGCAGGATCTCTTCAATTGCTGGAACTTTTAACTGTCCAAGTACACGGCGATAAACAGAACGCATATCAAACATGCCAGGGGGCGCGGATGACGCCATCTGCAACAGTGCTTGGTTTTGTGCTAAGCGTTGTGTCTCAGAGAAAATATTAGGATCGGATACTGGGCGTACATCAGAGTTATACGCAAAGTCACGAACTTTAATCTCTTCGCCAGACTGGTTGTCCATCTCATCTAAGTACCAATGATTGATACGTGAGACGATCATTAAAGATTTAGCCTGGCTGCGGTGCAGACGGGCGTGAATGCTTGAGAATACTTTAGCGCCTTGTTCGATCAGCGCTTGCGCCGTGCCGACAGGCATGTTGTTGTTTGCTTCGCCAATCTTTTCTTCGGCTGTAGTAACAACACCTTTAGCGGCATCAGTCAACCAACCAAGCAGATTAAACAGCACAGAAGATGGCTGGTTAAATGGCATTGGCATCGCAATCTTGCGAACGTCATCAACGCCAGGGGCTCCCTCAATCTCAATAACTTGAGTTGGCTCTATTCGGTCAGACTGTCCTCCAATGCGTCCACCCTTGAGTTTAAGCATTGTCTGGCTGTTGTTGATGTGAGCAGCATCAAGTAAAGCGCGCAGAGCCCCGGTAAGAGCAGCAGAAAGGCCACCAATAAG